CTCTTCAAGAGGATTTGAAAGACAATTTACTATAGCTGATACCGTACAAGTTATTGGTGCAGATATCGTAGATGGTTTGCTTGTCGTTGCTCTGGAAAATAACATTCCAGAAGAGGATAAGCCTCAAGTCATTAAGTTAGGAAAACTCAACAAAGCAGCAACTTTGCTGCTAGGTTAAACACTAAGGAGCGTTATGGCATATTCAGATAAGGTTTTAGATCACTACAATAATCCACGCAATGTGGGTAAGATGGATCCATTAGATTCACATGTAGGAACTGGTATGGTTGGCGCTCCTGCCTGCGGCGACGTGATGCGTCTTCAAATAAGAATAGAAGATGACGTAGTTACTGATGCTAAATTTAAAACATATGGCTGTGGATCAGCTATCGCTTCTAGCTCGCTATTAACTGAATGGGTAAAGGGTATGACGGTAAGTGAAGTACAATCTATTAAGAATACTGAAATTGTCGAAGAACTTAATTTGCCACCAGTAAAGATACATTGTAGTGTACTAGCAGAAGACGCAATTAAATCTGCGGTCAAAGATTATATTAATAAACAACCAAGGGAACATAGATGAATGATATTAGATTAGTTCGACTTACGTCGGGTGAAGAGTTATTATGTGAAAAAACAAACGAATCAGGATTAACAATAACGGTACAAGATGTAGTTGCATTAGTTCCTACAAAGGAAAGACTTGGCTTCATGCCATATATGCCTTATTGTGAAATCGATAAATTAGTAATTAAGAAAGAACACATCTTGTTTGATCTTACACCAACACTAGAATTAGCAGCTCAGCATAAAGTAATGCATAGCGATACGGATATAATCACACCAGATAAACCACAAATAGTAGTTTAATGAATCACGATATAAAACACTATGTCCACAAGGACAGGTGGATTGATGATGAACTTTGTGATGAAGCTATAGATAGACTTAACCTTCAAAACACTTGGTTACCATTCCCTAAAGATGTAGTCAATGCTTATCCAGATCAGCCAAGGAAACAAGATGGTATTGCTGGATCAACATTGAGTATTGATTGGGAACAATTCATGGGTGATCCTAATATTCCTGAGCAAGACAGAAACTATGGTCTAACTCATATGAATGATAGACCTACTCTAGATAAGCTACGAGTTTGTGTAAAGAGAGGATTAGATCACTATGTGCATGAGCATTTAAAAGATATACCTTGGTATGATTACTATAGAGATTTTACTGATCCTAAATTTATGAAGTATAGTGAGACTCATGACATGATGGAACATTGCGATCATGTAAGATATGTTTTTGATGGTAAAAGAAAAGGCATACCTACAGTTTCTATAGTTGGTAATTTAGGTGATGACTTTGAAGGTGGAGCATTAAGAATGTGGGATAATACAGATTACTATTTTAAAAAGGGTGAGATCATGTATTTCCCTAGTAACTTCTTATATCCACACAGAGTTCGCGAAGTAACAAGTGGTTTAAGATATTCTTTCGTAAGTTGGGTGTGGTAATATTTGATTAAAACTATGTACATTTTGTCTTATCATGTTATAATGGTACCATGACAAATTCTTTCTATACAAGTGCCTTCCGTCATGGTAAGGTCATCAAATATTTGGGTTATGAGAACGGTGAGAAAGTAAAGTTCACTGTTCCTTTTCGTCCAACTCTTTTCGTAACAAACAAAGGTAATAACCAACATGATTGGAATTCTCTAGATGGCAATTCTGTAGAACCTATCGTGTTCGGCTCTATGGGAGAAGCTACTGATTTTGTTAAATCGTATGCTGATGTTCCTGGATTTAATGTATATGGCAACACTAATTATGTTGTGCAATATATTAATGAAGAGTTTCCTGGCGAAATTAAATGGAATCGTAATCTTATTAATGTTACCTCAATCGATATTGAAACAAAGTTTGGCGATGGTTTTCCTGAACCTGCTTTAGCTGATCAAGAAGTAACAGCAATCACAATGAAGAATAACATCGATGATATATACTATACATTTGGTTGTGGTGAGTATGATGTAGATAAAGCATTGCTACAAACCCACGAAGTTCGTTATATTAAATGTTCAGACGAACATGAACTCTTACATAAATTTGTTTACCATTGGTCTAAAACTTCGCCTGATGTTGTTACAGGTTGGAACTGCGAGTTCTTTGATATACCATATCTTATTAATCGTATAAAGCGTATACTTGGTAATTCACGTGAGAAGTTCTTGTCTCCATGGAGAATGATCGATGAACGTGAGACTCATACTGGTTTCGGTCAAACTACACTTAAATATGAAATAAAAGGTGTATCCATTTTAGATTACATGGCAATCTTTAAGAAGTTCGGTTATTCATATGGTCCACAAGAATCATACAAGTTGGATCATATAGCAAGTGTTGTTTTAGGAGAGAAGAAGCTTGACTTCGGTGAAGCTTCTGATCTTAATGAACTGCATGCAAATAACTATCAAAAGTTTATTGATTATAACATTAAAGACGTAGAACTTATCGATCGTATGGAAGATAAGCTTGGTCTAATTAGTTTATGTCTTACTATGGCTTATCGTGGTGGTGTAAACTATGAACAAGTTCTTGGTACTGTGGCTATATGGGATGCACTCATCTATCGTGACTTACATTCTAAACGTGTAGCTATACCACAAAACTCAGAATCATTTAAAGGTGCATATCCTGGTGGATATGTAAAAGCACCACACGTTGGCATGCACGATTGGGTATGTTCATTCGACTTGAACTCTCTATATCCATCAATCATTATGCAATACAATATGTCTCCTGAAACTATACTTCTCGATGACGAAGCAGGTGTAAATGTTGAATCAGTTCTTAACGGTGAAATCAAAAACAATGTTCCAAATACTGCATTAGCTGTAAATGGTGTTCGTTTCGATACAAAGAAGCTTGGTATTATTCCAGCAATTATTCAAGAAATCTATAATGATCGTGTAAAGTTTAAGCAAACACAACTCAAAGCTGAGCAAGAACTCGAGCTATGTGTAGTCAAGTCAGAAGTGTATGCACTCGAGAAACGTATTGCTATTGCAAAGAACCAGCAAATGGCATTAAAGATCCTATTGAATTCCTTATACGGTGCGATGGGTAATAAATGGTTTAGATACTTTGACATGCGAATCGCTGAAGGTATCACATTAACTGGTCAAGCAACCATTCGTTGGGCAGAGAATAACCTTAACGATTACCTTAACAAAGCATTACAAACTAATAAAGATTATGTTGTTGCCATCGATACTGACTCGGTCTATGTTCGTCTTGATGAATTCGTTAAACGTCTTGGACCAAAAAACCCTGTTGACTTCCTCGATAAGATGTGTTCGACTGCATTAGAAGGTGCACTCACTGATTGTTATGATCGTCTATTTAAAATGCTTGGTGGCATAGAGAATAAGATGGTTATGGGTAGAGAAGTCATAGCTAATCGTGGCATATGGACAGCAAAGAAAAGATACATACTCAATGTGCATGACAATGAAGGTGTTCGTTATGCTACACCTAAATTAAAGATCATGGGTATTGAAGCAATCAAATCATCTACTCCTGCCATATGTAGACAAGCATTAAAAGATATCTTTCGTAGAATCATTGAGACTGATCAGGAAACAGTACAATCAGATATAGCAAACTTTAAAGCTGCATTTAAGCAAGCATCTGCTGAAGAAGTTAGCTTTCCTCGAGGTGTAAATAACCTAAACAAATGGGTTAATAAGAAACCTAAACTCGGTGAAATGGTATATAAGAAAGGTACACCGATCCACATACGTGGTGCAATACTACACAATAACTTAGTAATAGATAACAAATTAGGTAGAAGTATTCAGAAGATAACAAGCGGCGACAAAGTAAAGTTCTCGTATCTTATTAAACCAAATCCAATCAAAGAGAATGTGATTGCATTTGTAGACTATCTTCCACGTCAATTTAAACTTGAGAAATATATAGATTATAACCTACAATTCGAAAAGACTTTCCTTGGTGCAGTAGAACCTGTATTAGATGCAGTTGGTTGGACAAGCGAACATCAAGTATCGCTCGAAGATTTTTTCGTATAAAGGTATGTACATTACACAAAAGTGTGATATAATATTAACATGATTAGAAAAGGAGTATAAATGTCTACAAATTGGGTAAGTGATATCAATCTTATGCATCAGAAATATGGTGTACATGAATGGATCAAAACGGCCACACCGTTTCAACTTAAAAAGTTTATTGAATTCCGTCTTGATTTTATCAAGGAAGAGTATGATGAAACACGTGAAGCTATGATTACAGAAGATGCTGAAGAGATCGTTGACGGTCTTATTGATCTTTGTGTTGTTGCTATTGGCACATTAGATGCATTAGGTATTAATTCTATTAATGCATGGAATGAAGTACTTAAAGCAAATATGGATAAGGAAGTTGGTAGAAAAGAATCAAGACCAAATCCATTAGGTCTGCCAGATCTGATTAAACCAGAAGGTTGGACAGCTCCAGTACATTTTCCTAATCACGGTATTATAGCATCTAGTTTTTCTGATGCCATCAGTGATGCAAAGACTGAATGTAAGATAGAAGGATTAGATTTAGGTACAACTGAAATCAAATCTAATTGGTCATCGGATGAACGTATGGATATTATTGGTCAGAACGGTAACGATGGTTTACATTATTCAACTAGTCAAGAACCAATTGACTTTACAAAAGACTCGGAGTATATAAGATTATATGGCAAAGAAGGCGATAAAAAAGTCTGATATAGACTATCGTAAATGGTTACTCATTTACAAAGGTAAAGATCTAGATAAGATTACAGTTAACGAGCATACTAAGTTTAGTAAGCTTTTCACAGCATGGCGAACAGGTAATATTGAGAAACTATGAATTATTCCCTTACATTATTTAAAGGTGTATTTGATAACAAAACCGATAAGCGTATGGACTTTACTTCATATGCACAACTCGAGCGTTTGTTATTTGATCTAGCTCAACAAAAGCGCAAAGATAAAAAGTCGGCTCCCCTTATTTCTCCAGCAACATACATAGAGAATACGACTCGTGCTAATGATAATGTAATTAGTTGGGCTAGTTGGTGTGCAGTAGACGTAGACGAACATATATTCGATGGTGATCTTGAGAAAGAACTACAGAATAAGTATGGAACATGGAATTATATTGTTTACTCTACTGCTTCATCTACTGAAACACATCCAAAGTTTAGAATAGTATTTCCATTATCACTTGATGTACCTAAAGATAAGATTAAACATTTTTGGTTTTCTCTGAATAAAGAGTTAGGTGATATTGGTGATCCTCAAACAAAAGATCTATCACGTATGTATTATGTTCCTGGAAAATATGAAGGTGCATATAACTTTATCTTTAATAATTTCAGTGGTAATGACATGGATCCATATCAAGTTATGGCTAAGCATGACTATGTTGAAAGAGTTCATACTTTATTAGATCATTTGCCTAAAGAAATTCGTAGAGGAGTTTTAGCTCATCGCAAGAATGAAATGACAAATACTAACATTAGCTGGGCAAATTACAAAGATTGTCCATTTGTTAATATGAAAATGGTGAAAGAATACAATTCAATCACTGACACTGGATGGTATACAAAGATGTATGGCATCATGGTTTCTATAGCAGGTAATGCGATACGTAAGAAGTATCCAATCACTGCTGCTGAGATCACTATATTATGTAAGGAAATAGATTATGAGAATGGAAACTGGTACAAGTCAAGACCCTTCGACAAAGAAGCTGATAGAGCTATAGAGTTTGTATATGGAAATAATTAATAAAACATATAAAGGAATAGTTCCTAAAGGTTATCGCAAACATTGTGAAAACGCAGGGAAATCTTATAAGATGTCTAAGTTGTTTGAAATAGTTGAAGAACTAGAAATGATTAGGCCAGAAAGTCTTCGCAAAGGATATCCAACCTGGGAAGTTGATACAGTATATAATGGAATTGATCGCGAAGATTTTAAATATTATGCAAAAATTGGTGCATTAATTTCTGAAACAACTTTAAAACATCTTAAAGATGGAACACTCACCCATGTAGTCATATGGAAAGGAGATAATGCAATGCATCTACAAGATGAAACAAAATTCACATATACCTTATTAGTTAAACTTACTGCTGAAGAAATAATTGAAGCATCAAAAGGTTTAATTGAATTTAGGTATGTACTTTAGCAGTAAAGTATGTTATAATATAACTATATTAATCGAGGAGTAAACATGAAAGAATCTTTAAAAGTTCTGCAAACTGCTGCAGAAATACAAAACAAAAAATCAAACGATTATCAAAATCCTAATTCACGTATTCGCCAAGCAGATTATTATCAGCATGGTTGTGCTACGCTATTAGACTTAATGTATGCAAAAGTATTACGTATGCAATCAGTACTCGAAGCTATGGAATCTGATCCAAATTACAATCCTAATTTTGAATCATTAGATGATTCATGTCTAGACATTATAAATTATGCATCATTCTTTGTTAGTTATTCTCGTGGCAAAATGGATGGTCAATCACCTGATCGTGACTTCTTAAACAAACTAAAGGTATCAAATGCTAGTACGTCCGTATAGAGTTAGCGATGTAAGAGATTACTTCATTAGTGCCAAAAATAATGGCATGATTGGTCAAACTGTAGACAAAACAGGTGTTCGTTGTATTGAATTAATTGGTGCATCATTCGAAGCAGATGAACCTGCAATATTCGGTGAACCTAATATAGAATATATACAAGCAGAACTTGGTTGGTATCAATCACAATCTTTAGATATTAATGATATTTATGGTAAAAACTCTGGTAAAAAACCACCAGCAGCATGGCAATATGCAGCATCAGATCGTGGTTTTGTTCATTCAAATTATGGTTACCTAACTGGTTCAGAAGATAATGGTAGCCAATACAAGAATTGCAAAGAAGAATTAATAAAAAATCCTAATTCACGTAGAGCTGTTATGATTTACCAAAGACCATCTATTTGGACTGAATACGATATCGATGGTGCTTCTGATTTTATATGTACTAATTCAGTTGCTTATTATATTCGTAAAGATAAATTACATTGCTCAGTTTCGATGCGATCTAACGATGTTGTGTATGGTTATAAAAACGATTATGCATGGCAACAATTCTTATTACATAACTTTGCTGCTGATCTAAGTGCAAGTTTAGATTATGAAATAACTGCAGGTAAAATGATATGGCAAGTACAAAATTTACATGTATACGAAAAACACTTTGGTTTAGTTAAACCTAAAACAGGACTATAATGGCAAAGAAGTGGTTAAATGAAGAAGCAATAGATATATTATGCGATTACTATTATCCACGTGCAAAATGGTTACAAGACAATGTCAATTGGGGACCACTAGATTACGAAGGTCCTGAAGCAAACGAAATTATCAATGATCCTCTATTACAGAAGATAGACATCTATGATTGTTATACAAGGAATGCAGCTGGATTTCAAAATGTATTACAAGATTTAAAATTTGGTTCGAAGACTCCTAAATCAAGATGGCATAATGATTTTCGTAAATCTATTAATGCTGGCAATGATGACATCACATGGGGTTTATCCACATGGCTATATGTCTTTATGTGCCATCGTATTACAGGTAGTGGTGCATCATTTGAAAATGATCATGGGTATCGTAATAACTGCATACAATATTGGGGAACGCAATACGGTAAACTTGGTATAAATGAAATGTGTCAAGACTTAATTGATGAAAAAGCCAAAGGTCCAATATTTACCTCAATTGGTAATCAACCACCAGCTCCAAAGAAAGGCACAAGTAATGTAGACTTTATGACAAAAGAATTGCCTCAACTTATATATGGATTTACTGATTGGTTATTATATGAAAAGATAGATGGTAAAGAAATGAAAACTCATACGCAAATTGTAGATTATTTAAATCATCATAATGCATTGATGGGCCATAGGAAGTTTAACTTTCAATATTCTGCATTCTCTATGGATTGTTCAGACTATTATCCTACAGCAGTGGATGTAGATTCACATTGTTATCTAGGTAATAACGCTGTACGGTGTATGCAGAAG